TATCTCAATGATTGAGGCTATCCCTTTGCCAATGTTGCAAACCGTACAAAATAGCGTACAATAAATTAGCGTTACTGTGTAACACTTTATCAAAGGTTTTGATTATGATTGAAGTTAAAGATTTGGCAGATATTCCCGAAAAATATCATGCTGATTATGTAGAAGTTGAAAAAGACGGTGTTAAGATTTACCAGCATAAAGACTTTGTAACCGTCGTGGGCGCAATGAAGCGCAAAGGCGAAGAGCGAGACGCACTAGCCAACGAGTTAAAAGGCTTTAAGAGTCAAGAAGCTGTTAAACAAGCTGAAGCCGAAAAAAAGGCACTTGAAAAGCTAAAATCCGAAGGTAAGATTGACGAGATTTTGGCAGATAGCGAAAAGCGACACGGTGAAACGATTAAACAATTTGAAGAGCGCATTGCCAAGCGTGATGCAATCGTAATTAAAAAGGCGCGTGATGCTGTTGTTAGTGAGTTAAGCACGTTAGCGACAGAGGTAGGCGCGAAAGCATTTAAAAAATTGATTAGCGAGCGGGTTGATTATGACCCCGAAACAGACAAATATAGTTTTAAAGACGAGGACGGCGGTGCTACTTCGTTAGATTTGGCAGGGTTTAAAGCAGACGTACTCAAGTCTCCAACCTATGCCGCAATGCTCAAAGCTCAAGCATCAAGCGGGGGCTTTGGCACTAATGCTTCAAATGGTGGCGGTGCTGCTAAAACAATCACACGAGCGCAATTTGACGCAATGAGTCAAAGCGCAAGAGCTGCACATTTTAAGAGTGGCGGCACAATCACTAATTAGAGGTTTTTATTATGTCTAACACTTTAACGGGTTTAATCCCTGATTTATACGCGGCTCTTGATGTTGTTAGTCGTGAGCTTATCGGCTTCATTCCTGCCGTTACCGTTGACTCTAGCGTTGATCGTGCGGCTGTCAATCAGTCTGTTGTTGTGCCTGTTGCACCATCTAGCAATAGCATGATTGATACCACACCTGCCATGTCCGTACCTAGTGAAGCCGACCAAACCATCGGTAGCACAAGTATTTCTATTACAAAATCTAAAGCTGTGCCGTTTTCTTGGGAAGGTAACGAGCAAGTTGGTTTAAACAGTGGTGCAGGTTATTTAACTATCCGCGCTAATCAAATTGCACAAGCCATGCGTACATTGGCTAATGCTGTTGAATTAGACCTTGCTGCATTATACGCCACCACTAGCCGTGCGGCTGGTACTGTTGGTACAGTGCCTTTTGTTAGCAATACAGCCGCATTAAGTGCAGCGCGTAAAATCTTGGTTGATAATGGCGCACCAACAAGCGACTTGCAATTGGTTATTGATACTAACGCAGGTGCTAACCTACAAACTTTGTTTAACATCAATTCAGCGCGTGACAAAGCAGCCGAAACATTGGCAGGTCAAGGCGTTTTAACCATGCCTAGCGGTGTGGCCATTCGTGAATCCGCACAAGTTTATAACCCTGCCAGCGGTGCAATGGCAAGTGCTACAAGCACTAGCGCGGCATTTACTGTTGGCCAAACTGTAATTCCGTTAGCTACAGCAGGTACAGGCGTAGTTGCCGCAGGTGATGTTATTACGTTTGCTAACGATACTAATCAATACGTTGTTAGGGCCGTTAGCTTCGCAGGTGCGAACCCTGCAAGCGGCGATACGATTACACTTGCCGCCCCTGGTTTACGCAAGGCGCAAGGTGTCGCTACTCGTGCTATTACTGTGTTGGCTACTTCACCGCGTAACATGGCCTTTAGCCGTAGCGCGATTGTATTGGCTACTCGTATGCCTGAGCGTCCACAAGAAGGCGACATGGCCATTGATGTAATGACGATTCAAGACCCACGCTCTGGCTTGGCTTTTGAAGTGTCAATGTATCCAGGCTACCGCAAAATCCGTTATGAAATTGCGTTGGCATGGGGTGTTAAAAACATCAAACCTGAACACACCGCAACCTTGCTTGGTTAATCAGCAACATCAAAGGGGCTTAATTGCCCCTTTTTTGAGGGTTTAAAGCATGACAGTAACAATCGGTTATACAACAGACGATGATTTTATCGCTTTTGCTCTAGCGCGTGGTGTCACTGTAACCACACCAAACGCGGCTATTTATTTGACTAAAGCAATGGATTACATGGAGTCTAAGCAGTACAAAGGCTATAAGACAGACGATGCCCAAGTGCTAGACTGGCCGCGCCAATACGTCTATGTTGATAACGTATTGTTAGATAGTGCTGTTGTGCCAAGCGGCATCGTTAAGGCTCAACACATCGTGGCGTTATCAATCGCCAATGGTTTTGACCCACTCGCAACAATTGAGCGAGCAGTTAAGCGCGAAAAAGTCGATGTATTAGAAGTAGAGTATCAACCAAACGCATCAAGCGCACCAATTTCACGCTCTATCAATGCAGCCTTAGCAGACTATATTGCATCAAGTACAGTAGTTATGAGGTCGCTATAATGGCCATTAACTACGCTAATTTAGCCGCATTATCTGAGCGATTGATACGCGAAAATGGCCGCGATGCTTTATTGATTACAGAGACAAATACAGGCACAGACTATCAGCCGACAATTATCCAAACGAGCGAAACAATCAAGCTAGTACAAAGCTCTTTTAATACTTTAGATAACAATGATTTTTTACTAGCCGCGCATGATGTTAAGTTTTTAGTGTCTAGTGCGTTTACACTAAGCACAAAGCAGCGCATCGAGACAAACGGACTACAATATAGCATTGTTGCTGTTAAAGAGATTAAGCCAAGCGATACAAGTATTTTGTACATTGTGCAAGGGCGGTTATAATGTCATTTAATAGCGATATTGAGAAACTGGCTCGCAAATTGGCTATCACACAAGCTAAAGCGGTAGCGGCTTTTTGTATCAATATCAGCGCAAGAGTTGAGCGTATGAGTCCTGTTGATACAGGATTATTTAGGGCTAATTGGCAGGCATCCCTTGACCAGCCATACACGGGCGCGGTAAAACCTGCTAATCGTAATGGCTCAATCGACCATGTTATACCTTTCGCTAAACAAGCCGATGGCCATATATTTTATTTAACAAACAAATTGCCATACGCTAAAGCGTTGGAGTATGGCCACAGCCAACAAGCACCACAAGGCATGGTAAGAGTTAGTGTTAGAATGGCATTGCAAGAATTAGAAAACGCGGTCAGGAGTGTACAATGAGTCAAGCAGAAATAGAGTTGGCACTCTTTGACAAACTAGAGTCTATTAGTGGCACATTGCCAACTATTTACTATTCAAACAGCCCCAACAAAAACAAAGCTAATCCGCCAACAGGCGAGCATATCCGAGTAACTCTATTACGCGCTGATACCATCCCCGTAGGCATAGCAACAACAAGCCAAACGCTAGGCTTAATGCAATGCTCTATCTTTGTAAAAGATGGCACAGGTACAGTAAGAGCCGCGCAAATTGCGGATTTAATTTTAAGCGCATTCGCACGAAATACGGTATTATCTAATAATGTTCGCATTGACAAAACAGGCAGCGTAAACACTGGATTTACACAAGACGGGTGGTATATGTTGCCTGTAACCGTCCCATATCAACAGATTACGAGGTAACTCAAAATGACCGCAGCTTTAGTACAAACAACCGCAGGGGCAACCATTGGTATTAGTGCCACATTGCCAGCCACAAACGATGCCGCAGGTTATGCCGCATTAACCTTTTCTTTAATTGGCGAAGTAACCGACTTAGGCGAATTTGGCCGCGAATATGCAACGGTTACGCATAACCCTGTCGCATCAAGACGCACTATCAAGCGTAAAGGCTCTTTTAACGACGGCACAATGGCGTTACAGTTAGCGATTGACCGTGATGATGCGGGACAGATTATCGCGCTTGCAGCCGTTGGCTCTGATGCTAACAAAGCGATTGCTATTACATACCAAGACGGCTCAAAAGATTATTTCAGCGCGTTGGTTATGTCTTTTAAAACAAACGCTGGCAGTGTTGACCAGATTTTGTCAGGTTCTATTAACCTAGAAATCAATACTGATATTATATCTGTTGTCTTGCCATAATCTTTAAACCATTACGCCCCTAGCAATAGGGGCAACAAAACAAATAGAGGCTATTATGGATTTATCGACTTTATTACCAAAAAACGATGCGGTTATTCAATTAAAGCACCCTGTAACTGGTGAGTTTTTGCCTGATATTGAAGTCACCATTGTTGGCCACGACTCGCCTGTATTTAAAAACGCAATCAAAGCGCGAGCCAAGGCACAAATAGCGCGTAAGTCTAAAGAGTTAGACTTAAACGCTAACGAGCGCGATACCATCGAGCTATTGGCACAATGTACGTTAGGCTGGAAAGGTATCTCTGAGGGTAGCAAAGTTATCGAGTTTAGTTTTGATAATGCAGTTAGTCTTTACACGCGCTATAACTGGATTAAAGAGCAAATTGATAATGCTATTAGCGACCGCGCCAATTTTTTTATCAATGCGTAGAGAATCTTAAACTCTACGCTAGACAACAAGCATGGTGGCATAGTTGTCCACAGACTAAGGGCGCGAAAGAATACAATCGTATTACGCGCCTAAAGCAATTCACGCAAAACAATCCTACCCTAACACCTGATATGCCTACTTTAACAAGTGGGCTTTATCTTATCAATTTACTGCATGAATCTGGCACAATATCCTATACAGACGGCATAGCAAAACGGCTATCTTGGACTGAGTTAAAAGCGTGGGCTGATTTATCTGGTTATGTGCTAGACTCATGGGAAGCTGATACAATTATGCAGCTAAGTCTTGTGTATGCTGATATGCTAAACGAGGCAACAGACCCGTTGTGTCCTATGCCTATGGTTCGTGTAATGACTCAAGATAAACGCGCACAAGTGGCTAACAGTGTTAAAAACGCGCTACGCTCAATCGGTAAAAAGAGGTGATAAGATGGCAGATTTATTGATGATTGGGCTTGGTGTTGATACTAGACGATTACGCGATGGTGAGCGAGCGTTAGGAAGTTTACAACGCGCAGGCAACAACACAGAAAACGCATTAAAACGCATGGCAGGCGCATTGGCAGGGCTATTTGCCACAAGTAAAATAATTGAGTATGCCGATGCTTATACAAACCTTCAAAATCGCTTAAAACTTGTTACTGACTCAACAACAGAGCTTGGATATGCTACTGAAGAAGTTGCAAAAATTGCTAAACGGACTGGCCAAGCATTAGGCGCAACGGGGGATTTATATTTTAAAATTAGTCAAAACACTGAGAAGTTAGGCGTTTCAATGACTGATGTTTCGAGAATAACTGAAACATTTGCAAAAACATTAGCAATATCAGGATCAAGTACACAAGGCGCAGAAGCCGCCATTTTGCAATTTGGTCAAGCGTTGGCAAGTGGTGTAATTCGTGGTGATGAATTTAACAGCGTGGCCGAAAATGCACCTGCGGCATTAGACGCATTTGCTAGAGCATTGGAAATTCCAAAGGGCGAGTTACGAAAACTAGCAGCAGAGGGAATGCTAACCAGTGATATTTTAATATCAGCACTAAAAGAACAATCTCAAGTTGTTGACGATTTGTACGCGAAAACAAACACGACCATAGGGCAAGCATCAACAAAACTTAAAAATTCTATGATTCTTTTTGTTGGTCAATTAGATACAGCAGTTGGCGCAAGTAATTCACTCGTTAGCTCATTAGAGGGTATTAGCAATTGGTTGGACAGTGGTACTCCGTTAGAAAATACAGCATATCAATTTAAGTTATGGAGCTATGCTATAGACGATGTTTCTAGCGGCACTGTAGAGCTTTTAATGTATATGGGTGTTCTTAAAAAAGATGGTGGCGATACAGCCTCGTTTTTAAGTGATGCTTTTACTAAGCTGCCCGTAAACATTGCATCCTTATTTAAAATAGCAAAGGTAGAGGTTAAGTCTTTTTTTGATTATGTCAAAGAGGGTTTAATTATTAGTGCCGAAAGATGGCGCGAATTAGATAACGAGCGTAAAAACTCTATTGCGTCAATTTTGGCGGAACGTGATGCGCGTCTTGGGTCGGGCGATGCAGCAGTTAAAGCGATTAGAGACGAAAGAAAAGCGCGTGAAGAATTGCGTTCACAAAAAGAGTTCGACGCATTGCTTGATTCTATCGAAAAAGAACAAACCCAAAAAACCACCAAGGAGCTTTTTGAGGAGCGCAAAAAACAGATACAAGCTGAAAAAGATGCAGAGAAAGCCGCAAAAAAAGCAGCTAATGACAAAACAAAAGACAAAGAACAACTTAAACGCTCTTACGAAGATTTGCTATTAAGTCAAAAAGAACAGATTGAGCTATGGGGCAATGATACCGCACTAGCGAAACTTAACTTTGATTTAAAAAACACAGAGTTAAGTAAATTATTGCCTAAAGAAAAAGAGTTATTGCGAATCCAAGCCGCTAAAATTGACGCTTTAAAAGCCGAAGAAGAAGCAAAGGATAACCAAAAACAAACCGATGATTTTATGGCAGGTCAGGCGCAAGAATTAGACGCTTTACGCAATAGCTACGCCACTAAAAACGAGATTGCACGACAAGGAATGTGGGCGCGTAAAGCTATACTCGATAAAGCATACGCAAATAATCACATGAGTGAACAAGAGTACATTGAGAAGTCATTACAGAACGAGATGCAATATGGTGCTGATAAACTAGCAATACAGCGTGATACAGCAGCAGAACAAACAGCGATAAAACAAACAGAATTGGGGATGATGTCAGATTTGGGAGGTAGCATACTAGAATTAGCTAGAAAGACTGGCCACGAAAATAATGCTATTGCACAGGCGGCTTTTGTTGCTCAAAAAGTTATTGCTATTGCACAAGCGGCTTTAATGGTAGAACAATCAGCTATTGCAACTCAAGCAAGCTATGCAATGGCAGCAGCCCTTACAGCAAACCCTGCTTTATTAGTTGCAGGTACAGCTCATGCCGCAATGATTCGCGGTTTAGGATATGCAAATATAGCACTAATGGGCGCAATTGCTGTTGTAGATGTTGCTCAAAATGTTAGCGGCGCAAGAGCAATGGGGGGCAATGTACAAGCAGGTAATCAATACTTAGTGGGTGAGCGTGGGCCCGAAGTTGTGACCATGGGGGGCAATGGCCATGTTACCCCTAATCACAAGTTAGGCGGTGATACTAAAGTGACGATTGTTAACCAAACCACTGGTAAGATTGATAAAGTAGAGGAACGCAGAATGCCCGATGGCGAGCTTATTCTAACAGTCATTGAGGCAGTGGCCGCGCAAACCTTAGACCCTAACAGCCGTATTAGTCGCAACCAAGCAGCAGCCTTTGGCTTGCAACGGAGACGTTAAACCATGACTACCCCAGTTTTGCCGCGTGATTTATACCCAGTTACTTCACCTAGTGGCTATAGTTACGCCTCCGCTCAAGGTGTGAGTGCGACTCAAGTGGAGGGTGGATTTAATCGCTATGCGTTAGACTTTGACAGAGGTACACGGCTTTTTAATGTCGCTTTAGCGTGTACGGCAGGCCATTTGCGAGTTTGGGAGTTGTTTTATTTACGCATCATTAAAAAAGGTGCTTTAGCGTTCGAGATGCCATTAGATAGCGGTACAGGGCTAGAACAGCACATTGTTAATATCATTCCGAATAGCGTCAACACGACAGAGACAGACGGCAATAATTTTGTAGTGACTTTTCAAGTTGAGGCCGAGTCTAAAATATACGACTTTACCGAGGGTGGAGCAGCGGCAATAATTGCTTTTTGGGATGCTAACAGAGACATGGGCGAGTTTTTAGACCGTTTAGCTTTGTTTACTCTTGAAGATACGTTGGTGCTAGTATGAGTTTAGATATTGAGTCAAGATTAAGAGAGTTTTTAGCAAGCGCACCTCAAACAATTTACGCAATTGAGGTTATAAGTATTGCTCACTCTAATTTAACACAGACCTATCATCTGTGGCGTGAGCCTAGCAATGGCAGCGTAACTGATGAAGATTCTAACGTGTTAAGTGTGCGCTCTACTAATTTTACAGTGATTTTGGCAGGTAGTCCCGACAACCTAGACCAAAAATTCACGATTAATATTGATACAACCGATGCTGAAAACTTGTTACGTTTAGAGCTAGATAGAATACCTTTAGAAACTACCGAGAAAATCATCTTAACTTATCGCGCTTATTTGTCTGATGATTTAACAGAGCCTCAAGCCGTGCAAGCGTTACAAGTCGAGTCTATAACCTACAATCGAGGGGTAGCCACACTATCAGCGATTGCCCCTAAATTTAATGTTAATCGGACAGGTGAGCTTTATACGTTTGGTAGATTCCCAATGCTAAGGGGGTTTTTATGATTGAGCGTTACCTAGCCAAGCACTACGAATGGCCGCCTTGTTGGCAGTTAGTAGCAGACGTTTATATTAACGAGCTAGGGTTATCGCTTGATGATTACACGCCCAAAACCGACTCAATGCGCGATGTTGCCAACGCGTTTAGATTAGCATTACATAATGATAAGCATGGGTTTACTAAGCATGACCAAGCTGCCACTTACGATGTGGTGTTATTGGGTAAAAATAAGAAAGTGACTCATTGCGGATTGTTTTATAATAACGGGGTATTGCATAGCTTAAAAAACATGGTGATATGGCAGCCATTGGCGCAAATAGCCGATGATTACAAACTAATAGAGTATTATCGTTATGACTGTAAAAATTAGTATTTATGACCATGTTTTTGAAACAAGCGAACCCGAAATTGTAACGTGTAACAGTGTTGCAGAGTGGATGTTAGACAATAAAAAAAGGTTAGTTAATTTTGCAGTGTTTAACGGACAACCGAGCAATGAGACAGACATAACACGCGATGTAAACGCGTTAATGAGTGATAGCGGCGAATATATTGTTTTGATTAGCCCATGTGGTGCGCTTGATTTTATCTTTCCCTTTTGGTCGGGTTCGGTTCGTGTTGTCAACTATCTAGCTAAACAACTAATACCCGACTTACCAAGCAACTCATTACAAAACCGCACACAACAAAGCGCAAACAACGCACTGGCAGGACGCACGAATGAAGCAAGGGTATTACAGCGCATTGAAGATATATACGGGGAGGTACGCTCTTATCCTAGCTTATTGCAGCCTGTTTACTCTAAGTACATTAACAATACACAATACGAATATAGCTATATGTGCATTGGTCGAGGGTGGTACGATATTGACGATGTAAGAGACGGTGAAACGCTTTTGTCAGAGATTAACGGCACAAAAGCAGAGTTTTATAACCCGTTTACTAGCCCTAATAGTGGTAGCCCATTTAGCACAATTGGCGGTGCAATTGGCGAAAGCATCAAGACGGTTAAAAAGTCTAATAATGTGGATGGTGAGGTATTACAAGCGCGTAATCAATTTACATTAACGCAAGGCGGCTCTATACAGTTTAAAAAAGCCGCAGACGCAGGGAGTACGGGTGATAGGTTAATAGTCGCTACGCCCGTTAGTGAGTTCTTTGACGCGTTATCGAATGGTGTGGGCTTAGATATTACAGGGGCAGGGGTGTATAACGGCAGTTATGTGATTGCTAGTGTATTGGGTGCTGATACTATCGAGCTAACCACTGCCACTTTTGCAAGCACAAGCACAACAACAGTCACACTCACAAACACTACGGCAGAGCCTGAGTGGTCAGATTGGGTAACGCTTAAAGATGCAGACATGACTCAAGTATGGGTAAACATCATTGCACAACAAGGGTTATATTATGAGAACTCAGACGGGCGTTACAACCTAGCTGTTAATTTTGAAATTAATTATCAACAAATGGTCGGTGGAGTACCCACAGGCTCAATTTATACACATAGCGATAACTTGACAGGTGTGACACCCGACCAACGCGCCAAAACAATTGAGATAACTACAGGGTGGATAGGCTCTACACGCGTTAGAGTAAGGCGTACAAATAACCATAACTTTGGCTTTAGTGGTAATGTGGTTGATGAGGTTAAATATGAATCACTAAGCGCGGTTACACATATTAGTAATAGTGATTTTGGCAATGTGACAACCGTGCAAACTGTGACTAAAGCAACACAAAGGGCGTTATCATTAAAAGAGCGTAAGTTTAATCTAAATGCTATGCGTAAGTTGCCACTTGTAAGCAATGACTATGTTACAGCGTCAGGCGCGTTTAATCCTGATGGCAGCATAGCAAGCGGTGTCATTTATGGCACAAGACGCTTTATAGATATTATCGCAGCGATTACACAAGACCCGTATATTGGCAAACAACCGCTAACCGCGTTAGATATGCCGCAAATATATAGCGTATGGGATGACATTCAAGGCGATTATTTTACGCCTATTTATTCGTTTTTTGATTACACACTAGACGATGATAATACAAGCTACGAAGAAACAGTGCGACTCATTGCAAACGCTGTTTTTTGTACTGCTTATCGCCAAAATGGCAAGATTAGATTTACTTTTGATAAACCGCAAACAGCAAGTACAGCACTATTTACGCATCGTAATAAAAAGCCTAGCTCTGATGTAATAAGTCGAAGATTTACAGCCGATGCAGAGTTTGACGGCATAGAGCTAACATTTAATTATAATGTGAGTGACGCGCAAGAAGTTATTAAACTGCCTCTAAGCGGCCTAGCGACAAACTATAAAAAGATTGAGCAAACAGGTGTTAGAGAATATGAAGTGGCGTATATTCGAGCGGCTAGAGAGTACAACAAGTTACAATATCAGCGTGTTAGTATTGAGACAGAGACAACGACAGACGGGCGTTTATTGTTGCCTAATCAGCGCATTGATATTGTGGACAATACGCGATTTGATAGCCAAGATGGGGAAGTGATTGCACAAAGCGGCCTAACATTAACTCTATCGCGCAACCTTGTTTTTGGTGTGGGTACGCATAGTATTTTGTTAATGAAGCGTGATGGCTCTTTAGAATCAATCGGGTGTACAGCAGGCACACAATCTAACAAGGTTGTTTTAGACTATGCACCAAGCGAGGCCATAAATACGACACACGGAGGCGCGAACGGTGTTAGAACTATATTTAGTTTTGGTGCTGATAGTGTAGCAAGTGCTAACAGTTATTTAGTGCAAGAAGTAAGCATATCTGACAATTCGTATGTTAAAGTAAGTGCCATTAATTACGATGCAAATTATTATAAAGATGATTTGTTAGCAGTACCAAACCCCGAGGATGTGTTATGACTCAAATTACAGTAGCAGATTTAGACAACGCAAAACAAGATGTTGATACCATTGCGAATATTGCAAATAGCACCAGCACAAGCGTCACAGACAGATTAGGAAATACAAGACGGACACTTTATTCTTTAGCTAATGAATTTCCTAACGCTAGTGATAATGCAGCGGCAGCAGCAGCAGATAGAGTACAGACAGGGCTTTACTTGGCCGAGGCACTGGCGGCTGTAAGTGCTGGTGTTGGTAGTTTAGCAGTGCAGACATTAGCTGCATTGAACGCAATTACTACTGCACCTACAAACTCTATTGGTTATGTAACTAATGACGGCACATCTGCAAATAACGGAGCGTATCAATGGAACGGTACGGTTTGGACTAAATCAATTTATGATCCATTGACGCAAGCTAAAACCTACACAGATCAATCCGTAAACACTCTTGAAAATTCAATTTTAACACCATCAAAAAATCTTTTTAATCCAGCAACAAAAGTAACAGGAAAATATATCAACAATGCTGGTGTTATTCTTAATTCTGCAGGCTGGTCAATATCCGACTACATACCTGTAACTTCAGGATTGTCTTATGCTGTTTCAGATACGCAGCGACGTGTAGGTTTAGCTTTTTACGACTCTGCTAAAGCCTTAATTGCAGGTAGCTACAATGGAAGTAATCCTGCAATTGTTACAGCGCCAGTGGGTTCGGCATATCTTGTTATCAATGTTGACTCTAATACTGTCACCGCATCAAATGTTCAAGTTGAGCAAAGTACAACTGTCACAAGCTATGTTGAATTTGATGAGTTAATTAAAGACTCAAAAATTGGTGAAAATATTGTTCGAACTAATGATCTTATAACACTTGTTGCTAAATCAGAGCTGGAAGATTTAGTTGAACCACTCACCATTAAAGACTACGACATTGTTGTGGTGAGTCCAAACCTATATGACAGCACAAAAAAACAGGTAGGTAAGCTCGTAAGCAGCACGAATGGTCTACTTACATCGGCAACTGGCTGGGCTTGTTCTGATTTCATCCCTGTAATCGCAGGGCAATATTACACAATATCTTACGAAACCAAACGTGTTGGTTTAGCTTTTTATTCAACAAAAGAAAGTGCAGCAACAACAAGTTTAGAGTATGTAAGCTCATTGTCAAACCCTCTCACAGTACAAGCACCTGTAGGCGCAAACTGGCTTGTTACCAATGCAGATTCTACATCAATCGTATCTTCAAAAATACAAGTGGAATCAGGGAGTGTAGCGACACCATATCAAGAAATTGGGACATCGCTAAAATACATTGACCCTTCCTATATAAATTTTGAGAAAGAAGCCACACCAACCAATAGGCTTGAAACTAAATCAGGAAATTTTGCATCGGTTTATGGTGTAGTTGATGGTGTGCCAATTGTTATCAACCTTCAATTAACCAAGACTAATACGCACGATCAGAGTACGGTGTTTAATTTTTATAGTGATATTGTAAATGATGTAGCGCAACGTGCAGCATTAGGTGATGATGTTGCACCGATGAGGATGGATAACTTTACAATTGGTGCTAATCACGGTTATGAAAAAGCAAACCTGACGCTAGCAGGACACGGTAAAACCGTTTCAGATATTGGTTCTATTTGGTCAAGCAGTGGTAAAGAATATGTGATTGTAGACATTGTTTCTGTTGATGTTTTAAGTGTAACAAGCAGAACTGATAATATTACATTTACACTGGGTACGTTGACACACGTAAGCGGTGCTACAAATACAGCATCATTCACACCAACCGCAACAACATCACTACAATGGTATCCATCAATTCGTGACCGTAAACTTACTTGCTTTGTAGATGATGCTTTGATTGATTTATCAATTGTTGCAACTCATGAATTTAAAAACACAGTCAAGTTTTTAGAATCATACAGCATTATGAAAAAGTCAGATATGCTTGACTGGCTAATTGCAAACAAGGGAGTTAATCATACGAACTATGATGCCGTGCCTTGTTATACCGTGAATTTTGGCTATACATTTGATAAAGAGTGTGGTTGCACAATCTATTTTGGTGGTGTTGGGCGTAAAACTGTCGCTTTACAAGATCAGATGATTGCTCAAAGTATTCAGCTCGACCAGGGTAACGGTAATGTTTATAACTACATTCCAAAATCAACCGAATTTACGGATGGCGGTTACACATACAACTTTTCTCAGTTAGAAAACCTGTACAGCAAAAATCCATCAGCACCGTTGTATTTGACAGCCGCTCGTCAAGAGATAGGTACAAATCCAATTGATCGAATTGTTATGCTTAATGATCAGGTCGGCTATGCCACTGGATACCTTCCAATACTGGATGCTGCACCAAATGTTCGAGCGACAAATGCTGCAAGAAAATATATCGAGATTCGCAATGGTAGTTTAAAACTATACCCACGCTTAATTGATTCTGCATCTATTTCGCAGATCAATGACGGTGATGCTTTTGCTGCTATTGCGTATCGAAAATACTTCAAGCGGAGTGCTGATCGCACTTGTAAATACGTGGTTAGATCAGAAATGGGTGATTATCTATACCTTGACTGGCATACTGCAAAAACGGATGAAATCGAGCTTCCTTCGGATTGGATTGGACGTGAATTTGAAATTGTGGAGAAGTCTAGCAACGTCACACTGCTTTCAAAGTTTGCTAGTAATTCAATCATAGTCAAAATTGATGCTTCAAAAAGTTATGGTTATTTAGTGCTTAGACGTAAATAACACCCAACAAACCACCACCAACCCTGATCTAATTAAAGATCAGGGTTTTATTACCAAAATGATTCAATCGCATTGACTTATAAACGTGTGGGGTGTCGCACGTTAAGCTCAGTGTTATGCGTCAGGGGCAGGTGTAGCAAACTTTTCGTTTTTGCCTAAGTCGCAGTCTTGCTCCCATTCACCCTCGCAGTATTTTCTATCCCTAGCTTTGCATTCACAAAGAGAATTTTGTCTTTCAATTTCCATAACCGCGTCATGCAGTATTTTATTTAAGTGTACTTGTTGCGCTTCATTCAGCACTGGTATTGGCACAAACAAAATCCCTGCATCTTTCAACGCTTGTAC